CGCCTGAAACCACTTGTCATTTTTCGTCGCCATATCAATCAAATTTTCTCAGGTTTTCCAAAAAGAGGACGTGGTGATTGACGTTCTCTCGCGGTGATGGTTCAAGGTTGTCTTCGCGGAATATGTCCTGCGGCGCGAACCATCCGAGTATCTCGACGGTCCTGAAGTCCACATAGCAATAGACGTAACGGTCGATCCCATGACTGGATTTCCATTCAGGGATGTAAACGCGATCCCGTCCGGGCTTTGTGCTTTTGACATCTACCCTTCTGCCTTTGATGACGCAGTCCACGCCACCAGCCCTTGGTTCGAACGACAGGTCCGGGTAGACGTTGAAGTATTTGCAGACAGCAATCTCAGCGACCAGTCCATCAATCCCGATCTGAAACCCATCGTCCCGCCCCATCTGTCTGTCACTCACGCCGTAGTCTCGGTTCACGAACTCCCGGACTGACGTTAGGTAGACGGCAGTTGCGTACTCGCTGGGCTTTAGGGTGATTGCAATCGGCTGTGTCATTGTTCTTCCTGTAGTTGATGGCGCAAGCCGCTTGCTTGCTCCCATCGTCATTGGTCTCTCGGGTCATCTCGATGCAGGACTCCAAGGTCTCCACCGGGTGTTCCTCCACCACGCGACCGTTGAGCAGGATGAGGATGAGAAAACTTGCTGGTTCCATGTTTAAACGTTGAGGTGGGTGACGGCTTGGCGGCAGAACTCCGGGGAGAACTTGGCGTAGACCCGTTCGGTGATGGCGGTCTGCCGGTGTCCCAGCAGTCTGGAAATCTGGGGCATGGGCACGTTCTTCTGAGCCAGTTGGGTGGCAACTGTATGGCGCAGGATGTGGGGCGTGATGTCCAGCCCAGTCTCCTTCATGAGTCGGGACCAGACCCCGCGCAAGTCCCGCACCCGTCTGCCGTAGTGGTGGATGACGTGCATATGGTCCTTTGGCAAGCCCTCCAGCAGGGTTCTGAGCGCGTCTGACATCGGGACAATACCTCGACCCTTCCTGCGGTGAGAAAGCGTCCCAGAGGGGTCATTGAAGTCCACCAGACCGGTCTGGAAATCCACCTGATCCCAGCGCAGGGACAGGATGGCTTCCTTCCTTTGCCCGGTCATGAGCGCAATCCGAATGAACGTGTGAACGTGTGGATATGGTTTGGCGGCATCCAGCAGGGCGGCGACCTGCGAGTCCGTCAGGAACTTGGATCGAGGGGGAGGTGAAGGCAACCTCGGGATGGCGGGCAGGAAGTCGATCTCTCCACGTTTAAACGACCAGCGCAGGGCCGCTTGCAGCACCGCCAGTTCCCGGTTGATGGTCCCGGGCGATGCCTTGCGGTCATTGATGTACCGCTCGATCTGCTTTGAGACGTTCCTGACCGTGCAGCCATGCAGTGGGGCAAGCCGCTTGATGGCGATCATCCCCCGCTGGTGGGTGATGGTCTGCTCAAGGTGCTTGCCGTATGCCTCAAGGATGTCCTTGATCATGCCCGTCTCCTGATTTCCTCTGCCTTACTGCGCACCCACGCCACGGCAGCACTCGGCTCCATATCGGCAACCATTTGGTCAGCCATTTCATCCAGCACACGGGCGTTGGCCTCACGCTCTTTCAGCACTGCGGCCTCCACCGCAGGCTTGATCATCTGCACGGCAGTCTCTTGCAGTTTGTTCAACGTCTCACACAATGCGCTCAACCCGGAGATTTGTTCTTGACTCCGCTTTGCCGCTTCCAAGGCTTCGCGCAGCAGTTCACGCTGGGCCGGATAGGCATCGTCGAAATTCAAGGTTGCCAGTACAAGGTTGATCGCCTCAATGGATGTTCTGTTCATTTCTCTCCCCTTGCGCGGATGTCGTCAGCGTAACTGTTTATGAGTGCAGTCGAATACTCGTCGCCGGGTATGACCACATCACACACCCTCGCACACGCCTCACGCTCGGCGGCGATGCGCTCCGCAATCTGCCAATTAAGTTCATTGAGCAGGTCTTCTGTGGTGTCACCGTGCCCGGTTGCGTAGCCGCGCTGAATCATCCATGCAGCGACCTTCTCGCGTTCAGCAGCGGCGACAAGGTTGGCAAAACGCACAAAAAAAGCATCCCACTTCAAAGACACATCGGCTGCCCAATCATCGGAACGCGCCATGCGGATAACGTCTTCTTGGTCCATGTCAGTGCCTCGGCTCGGTCTTGATGGTCACCAAGTCGTGGATCACGGTCTGAAACAAAACCTTCAGACCCTTGACCACGTCAGCGTCCTTACTCTGCTCGATGCACTCTGCTGTCCTGAGAGCGATGGCAATCTTTGCCTCGATGGGAAGACTGCTTACCTCAGTCTTCACTCTCTCTTCTTCCATTCGTGCGGTCCATTCGTTCGCGCTCATCACGGTTAGCCTCCAGTGCGGTTAGTTCAATCAGTTTCTCAAGGTAGTGCTGCGCTTTCTTCAGGTCGTTCAAACCACCTTTCTGCTTCCATCGGGAAACGTACTTGATGATGTTGCCTTCGAAGTAGCCAATGTTGTTGGCGGCGATGTAATCCCAAGGCTGGATTGCTCCTCCCTTGTAATGACTGCCGCCCACCTGCTTGTCATTCGCCGTCATCACCACCCTCCGGCATCTCCCGTGTGCGTTTAAACTTTTCAATCTCATCGCACACCAGTTGTCCAAACGATTTGCCGGATGGGAAGCGCATCTGCGCACCCTTGGTTTTCTGTGCAACGTCCATTGCTGCACTTAGGCCATCATCGAATCCGCTGTTGTAGGGGTTACTCTCTCCTGCAAGTCGCATTCGGATTCCCTCACGCGCTATGTGGGACACGGGCTTCTTCGCGGACTTCGCAAACTTCTTGAGTTCCGCAAGTTCTGCCGGTGGCACATAGATCATGAGGGGAGCCACTGTTTTAAAACGGGTCATTTTTCTCGCTCCATTCTTCGTATTCCTCCACCAGTTTGTCGAAGGCTTCTTGCGCAGCAGCGTTGCCATTGAGTTCAGTCCGCGACTTGATGCCGCAGATGTCATGAATGAAGCGCGTCGCAGTCGCCTCGTTTGCCCTACCGATCTCGTAACGCTCGGTAAGGAAACGATGGAACCAGTTGTTTCGGCATAGCATCCCGGCCTTCTGCACTCGGTTCTTGACCATCATGGGCGACTCGTCGTCGTTTATACGGACCATCGCAACGCCGTATCTCGCACCGACAAAGTCGCGCAGCAGTTCCTCGGGTATCTCGTCGGGATGAATCTTGACCGTGAGAACGTATCCGGTTGCGTCCTGCTTTAACGCAACCTTCAACGCTTCAAATTGCAGGGCACTCATTGCGAGTTCCTCAACCCAGCCAAGTCTTCAAGGTAAGAGATGACCGCACGGAAGCCCACGATCTGATGCTTCAGGTTGTCGATCTCGCTTTGAAGTTTCACCACCTTGCCGTTGGCAATAATCAGGTCCGCTGGTGCAGTGCCAGCAGGATGACGGCGGTGAGCCTTGACCTTGACGGTCATGGTCTTGCGCGGCTTGGAAGCGCCTTTCACTTCCTTGCCGATCAGCCAGCGGTTGCTGTGGTAGTTCTGCTTTGAACCACCGGTTGCCTTAAAAAATTCCTCGTAGGTTGCATCCGGGTTCTCGCGCAGGAAACCAATCCGTGAAACTTTCTTTGCCATGTTAGCCTCCGTGTTTAAAAGGGTTCGTCTTCGTCGTTGCTGTACTGCGGCTGCGGTGCTGCTGCGCGGGGGTAGCCGCCCTCTTCGCGTTCTTTGAATTCACTGATGTTCAGAGAAAGGAACGTTGTGCCCTTGCTGGAGGTCTTCTTCCAGCCAGCAATGCGCAGTTTGGCTTTGCCGGTTCCAATGCCCAGAGCAGCAAGGTCGAGCGTCATGTCGCCTTGGTAGTCGGGAGCCTTCGGGTTTTTCTTGACACGGTTCTGGAACAGAGTGCCGCTGTTTAGGTATTCACGATCAGCCATGATTAGTCCTCTTTAAAGTTGGCTTTGAGTTGAGCGAAATGCTCTTGGACACGCTTGAACAGTTCTTTGCTGTTCTTCTTCAGTTCATCGATCTGCGGTTGATTGGTCTTCCACAGGTCGGTGAGTTCGGTGAGCGAGGTGCATGAGTTGCCCCAGTTGATCATCGACTGCACGAAGAGTTCGCTCTTCGGGTCTTGCTCCTCGTAGCGTTTGGCAACGATCTTCTTGGGTGCGGGTTCTGCTGGCGCAGGGTCTTGCGCTTTGTTGCCGGTGGTGGAATCGAGCGCGTCATGCTCGACGATCTCCATCGCAGCCACCCACAGGTAACGCCGAAGGTAGGTTTGCACAGCGCCTAGGTTCTGGACCGGGTGACAGCCCTTGAGGGATGCCTCGCTCATCGGGGTAGAGATGACGATCATCTCGTCCGGCTTGTCGGTGTTGATGATCTGCATGGTTGCCTCGTCCGGTTTAAACGAGATGACGGAGGTCAGCCCAACCTGCTTGAAAATCTCAAGGGCAGGGACAACGAAGTCACCGAGTTCAAAGTACGAGTAGCCAGCGAACTTGTTGTGTCCGCTCTTTTTGAGTGAAGCCTGATGGAACTGGTCCCGGGCTTCGTTGAGTTTCTGATAGACGTTCATTGTCCTTCCTTCCATGCTTGGTCAAACCTCACGTTGTGTATGACGCACACGGTTTGGTTGTCATACATATCCAACGCACACGCAGCGCGGATTGGGTCCGCACCCTTTGCGACCATCTCATTGAGATGGGACCGCTTGCTCCACATAGTTGCCGTGATCGACAGAATCAAAACGCAAAAGCAGATTGATGCCAGACCCCAGATCACGATCCAGAACTTTTCTTCACTCATCCGGTCACTCATCGGTAGCCTCCTTCAGGGATTTCTGATACTGACTGCACCACTCAGCCACGCCGCAGAAGTTGCCAGTGCAGCGGATGGCTTCTCCCTTGCGCACTTCGACGTAGCCGCTCTCTTTGACCGCCAGTTCGTCAGCCTCTTGCTGCGTGTCGAACACACGGATGGCAGTCTTCCTGCCCTCGCGCTTGACGGCGAACTTGGTCTCGCGCACCCAGCGTTCATCGTCTGAGCAGGGCGGCAGTTCATCACCCCAGTCGGCTTGCACCTTGCTCATGCGGTGTGCCTCGATGCGCTCACGAACATATGCCTCGGTGCGCTCAAGGGGCCACAGGGGCAGTTCAAGAACTTGGATGGGGGCTTGGGGGTAGTCGGGCTTGACGGACGCTTCACGGCGGCTCCAGTCGCGGATCAGGGCGCAGATTTGAACGCCCTTGACCTTCTGCTTTTTCTCACGCTCGACCAGCCATGCGTAGATGTTCTGCTGGGCTTCCCATTCGAACTTGTCCTGACGCAACGCCCACGCGCTGGTGAACTTGTAGTCGGTGATGATCGTGCCATCCGACTCCACCTTCTGGATGTCGATGGCTCCCGAGAGTTTCACGCCGTCGATCTCGGTGAACAGGCGCTCCTCGGTGATGTGACCGTCCGCTGCGCCACGCTCGGCGACAACGTGCAGGGCAGAGCCAAGCAGTTGCCAGAGCATATCGCTCACGTCCTGCTCCATCTGTTCGTGGTGTGCGCGACGAAGGCGCTGGATGCGGGGCGGGGAGATGATCTCGGTGACGCTGTAGTCAGCCTTGCCTTTCGTGTAGTAATCTCTGGATGCCAGAGCGACCAATGTTTCGGGAACATTGTGTTTGTTTGTGACTTTCAAAAGGAGCCTCCATAGAGTGGATTGAACATATGGATGATGATAGCACTAACACGAACGCGCCACAAGCACTTGCATTCAAAATTCTTGGGGAGCCAGCGTCAAAAGCCAACAGTCGGAAGATGGTGACCATCGGAGGTTCGCCTCGGTTGATCAAGTCAGCGAAGGCGTTGTCGTATGCCTCTGCGTTTAAACTGCAAGCACGAGCAGGCCGAATGATCGAAGGGGATGTCGCCGTTCACATCAAGATTTGGTACGCAAGCCGCCGCCCCGATCTGGACGAGAGCCTGATCCTTGATCTGTTGCAGGACGTGGCCTACAAGAACGACAGGCAGGTGAAAGAGAAGCACATCTACTGGGCGCTCGACCCGCAGAACCCGAGGTGCGAGATTCGTGTTGAACCGCTCGGAAAAAAATAAAGGGACTCACGAAGAGTCCCTTTACCCCACCGGTAGTGGTATCCGCTCGGAGGCTAATCACGAAGGAATGAACGCATTGTCACAAGTCGCATGAGCCTTGTCAAGCGTTCGCAGTTTGTTCTCGATTGACACGCAACACCGCTTCGCGAGAATGAACCTGCTTGGAACTTCTCCATCCAAGCGCAGTTGCCATTAGGCTTGAACGGAGCGATTGTTTAAACGCAGTCGCTCCTTTTTTTGCTTATGACTTGCCCTAATCGTGCATCTATGCCTTGAAAAATTTCATCGACCCACTGTAAACTGGTCACCTGCTTGCGTGACGGTCAACGGTGGGCGCAAGTGTGCATAGTCCAACCACGGGATAGATTTGAAACGGGACACAGGGCGGCGAAGCCAGCACCCTGAATCGAAAAGGCTGGCGGGTCAACCGGCTCCGAGGGGCAGTTGTGAAGGCAGTCCTAGGATAAGGCTAGGTCTGCCCTTCCCAAGGGCAGAACTTGAGTCAAGGTGTAACAGGAGGCTAATCATGGAATACGAAAGACAAGACTACGAGTGTCTTGAATCAATTTTGGACTTGTGTCCACCACCAGAGGATGACAACGAGATCGTTGTGTACTTTGCCAAGTGCATGACGTACCCAGACGCATTCAATTGGAACCTTGTCGTTGACATCGCCGATCACGGAGACAGTTTCACTGCCGTGTTTGGAAGACGAATCGCCACAGGATGGACACCGGCACAGGCAATCAAGGGTTGCTTGCTGCGCAGTGATCTGTACGACTGAGAGGGCTACATGGCGACAAGGAAACGAGACTACAAGCACGAGTACCAGTTACAAAAAAAGCGCGGTGACGTGCAAGGTTTCCTTGAGCGCCAGAAGGCGCGAAGGCTGTACGACAAGAATGGAATTGACAGAGCAGGAAAGGACATTGACCACGTCAAGCCCATAAGCAAAGGTGGCAAGACCGTTGCCGGAAATTTGAGGTTGCGCTCACGGTCCAAGAACAAGAGCGACAACAAGTAAACAATCGGAGGCTAATCCAATTGAATGAACTTCAAGCATTCGTATCTGCGCTGCACGTCGATGACACCGAACGTGTAGCCTGTCCCAGTTGCTCACCGCAACGCCGTAAACAAAATCTCAAAGAGATGGTTGTGACTCGCAAGGATGATGCGTGGGTGTACCACTGCCATCACTGCGGGGTGAGCGGTAACGTCCCATTTGAAAAAAGAACACACTATGTGGAGAGAAAATTGTCTGTCGTCCCAAAACAAAATATCACGCAGTCTTCATTGGAAGACGCACACTACGCCTTCTTGTTGAAGCGCGGCATCAGCAGGGAGACCGCTGACAAGATGAAGTTGTTCGCTGCCGAGAAATGGTTTCAACGACTCGGGCGCAACGCACCAGCGATTGGCTTCCCTTACTACCGCAACGGCTCCATCACTGCCGCGAAGTATCGAAGCATCGAAGACAAAGACTTCACGCAGGACGCAGGTGGGGCACACGACTTCTTCGGCATCGATCAAGTGATGGCAGACAAACCCATCGTGATTGTTGAGGGCGAGATCGATGCACTGACTGGCATCGAGTGCGGCATCGAGAACGTGGTCTCTGTTCCATCCGGTGCGCCGATGAAGGTGGTTGATGGCAAGGTCACCGCCAGCGAGGACAAGAAGTTTGCTTTCGTCTGGAACGCAAACGAGATACTCTCCAAGGCTCCCTTCATCGTCATCGCCACAGACAACGATGGACCCGGGCAAGCACTCGCCGAAGAGTTGGCAAGGCGAATCGGAAAACACAAGTGCCGCCTGACCAAGTTCGACAGGAAGGATTTAAACGAGGTGCTGCTGGAGGATGGCCCGCAGCGGGTCAAAGAAATCATCGATGCAGCCGAACCTTACCCAGTCGAGGGTCTGAGTTCAGCCTCCAAGTTCTACGACCGAGTCAACGACCTTTGGACCAAGGGCACAGGCAAGGGCGTTTCAACAGGGTACGCGACACTCGATCAGATTTACACAGTCGCACCGGGGCAGTTGACTGTCGTCACAGGCTACCCATCCAACGGCAAATCAAATTTCGTTGACCAGTTGATGGTCAACCTTGCCAAGCAGCACCAGTGGAAGTTCGCTGTCTGCTCATTCGAAAATCAACCCGAAGTCCACATCACCCGCTTCATGGAGATCGCCGAGGGCAAGCGATTCTTCGAAGGCTCCCACCGCATGACGGACGAGGAGAAGGACAGAGCGTTTAAATGGGTCACCGATCACTTCCTGTTCATGGACTCGGAGAACGTTGAACCCGCAACCATCGACTCGATCCTCGACCGCGCACAGGCTGCGGTTGCCCGACTGGGTGTCCGGGGCATGGTGATCGACCCCTACAACTACATCGACATGAAGAACCGGGGTGACTCTGAGACTGGTGCGATCAGCGATATGCTGACCCGTGTCCAAGCCTTCGCCAAGGCGTTTGGGGTCCACGTCTGGTTCGTGGCTCACCCTTCCAAGGTTCAACGCTCTGGCAGCGATCTGCCCCGTCCTGACGGCATGAGCATCGCAGGATCGATGGCATGGTGGGCCAAGGCCGACTGCGGCCTGACCGTTCACCGGGCGCAGGACGGTGTCGAGGTGGCTGTTTGGAAGTGCCGCTACCGCTGGGTGGGCACACAGGGTGAAGTCCTGCTCGGCTACGATAAGGTCACTGGAACCTACAACGAGAACGTCGATACCTTCTGAGGGGGGTGGGCAAACCGGTGGGCAACCACAGCGTTTAAACGCTTACCGCAATTGCGGTGACTTTCAGATGGATTTCAGATAGGCGAAAAAAAACCCCGGTCAGATCGCTCTGCCGGGGTTCTTTCATTCGGGCTTCAGGTAGCCGTAGACCAATTCACATTTGTCCTTGGGGACGTACTGACAGGCTTGCCCGAAGGCGACCAGATACTCGGACCGTCCTGTTGCCAGCACAGTGCCGAGCATTCCGTTCCACCAGACCCGCTTGACCTCGCGAACGCGAACTTGATTCATCGCCAATCTCCTTCCTTGCCTCGATTGCCTTTGGTCCACTGATCACGCACATCGCGCTCCAGCATCTCTCCGGCTTCCTTGCCACGTTTTTTCTTGACCTCTTCCATGTAGTTCAATGCACGGTTGCGGTCCTCCATGCGCCAACGGATCACGGTGCGGACTTCACACTGGTGGCGGTACTCCTCCGACCATGTAAAGCCGCGCTCGATGTCCGGCAGCACCTTCATGCCTCTCCCCGAAAAGAAAGGTACAAAGAAAAGGCGACTAGTATCAAACAGAAGAGCAGGAACCAGACTGGGTGGTCCGGCCCTGCGTATCTCTCTGCGTTCATGCACAGTCCAATGTTTGGGTAGTTCATCGCGTAGCCTCCAAGAGGGTTTCGGTCAGTTCCAGTAGGTGCTTCTTTGACAAGGTTACCTGATAGCGCGTTTGAAGACCATCCGGGTCTTTCGCACCCATCCACTGCGACTCGATCTTCAGGTGGTAGTGACCATCTGGGATCGTCGGTTTGACCGTGACGTGTAAACGGTACGACTCGGTGACTTCGATCACCCGGTACTTCAAGGGATCGTAGTCGGAGTCGATGTCGAACAGTTCTTCGAATGCGTCGATGAGTGTGTCTTTGAGTTTCATTTGAAAAGCCTCCTGAGTTAAACGGTGTTTGGGGTTGCGTTGATAGTCGGTTGGGGTTGAATGCCGCCCAGCCCCCGACTGATGGGCACGGGCGACATGGTTGCGAGGCTTCACGCGACCGACTCGACGCGCTCCAGTTCTGCAATCAGATGATCGACCACCTGCGTGTAGGACTGGGACGCACGAGCCGCCTCGATGTCTTCGCGTTTAAACGGTTTGCTGCCGTGACCCCAGCGATCCTCGATCTCCCACTTCGAACCGATGACGAACACACCGTTGTCGTAGTTGTCGCAGTCGAGTTTGGATAGGTCATTGATGCCGACCCCGGTGTCGCCCCTGATGCCAGCGAACACACAGATGAGGCCACACAGACGTGCCATGCCATACGACTCGTCGGTAGTGGGGTCTCGGTAGCCCAGTTGACGGGCCACGTCGAGGAACGCGACGACCGACTCGATGCCGCCGTTCCAGTGTAAGTAGATGCCAAGGCCGCTGTCCTTGACTTTGCTTGCGGTGATGACTGCACGATTTCCCATGATTGCCTCCGATGGTTAGTAGGGATACGAAACGATGGCAGCGATTGCCAGCGTGAACAGGTATAGCCAGATGATGTGAATTTTCTTTTGCATGATTGCCTCACTTGGTTTGTGCTTTGAAGATTGCGTACTCTGCCTCTGTCTCAGGACCGCACTCGATGGTGATCTTGATGACAGGGTGCGACTCCATCCATACGGGGATGATCAGTTGCCGGTTGCGCACTTGAGTTCCGCTCTCGGTTGCTGCTGCGTTGGCTGCGTCGATGATTGAATCGGCGGCGAGAAACAGACGATGGACAGGATGATCCGATCCGACCTTCGCGCTTTTTTTGTTGTATGCCATTGATGCCTCACTTGAAAAGACTGAAGAAGAGTTCGCGCCCCATGCACTCACCCATGATGCGAGTGCCGTCTGCTTGCACCCACGACTCGCCGCAGCCGCCGAACCAGTCGAGCAAACCGACCGCCAGCAGAGCCATAAGGAAAAGACCGATGAAGCCTTGAATGAGAAACTGTTTCATGCTGCCTCCTGTTGAACGAATTGAAGATTGAATCGAGCGGGGTCCACCCATGAGTAGACCCGGCGCTCGTCTGCGGTTTGGACGTTGATGAGTTTGTCGTCGTGACCGAGGAACACATACCTGCCGCGCTTGCCGTGCAGGATGTCGCCCGTTTGCACGGGCTTGCCTTGAGCGTTGATGAGTTGCATATCAGTGGACCTTTCGCTGAACAGCCTTGAGAAGTTGATTGAACGCAGTCGCACCCAAGTCGGACAGACTGCTGACGGACACCGCATTGACGAAGCACCGGACCACGCTGCTCGACTGGATGCCGATGGCGACGATGGTCACGCCGACCTTGTCTGCGATGCGTTGCAGATGCTGCATATGCTCACGCTGGTAGCCCTCTGCGTCAGTGATGATGAAGAGGATGCGACGATGCTCGGGACGCTGCGCCAGTTCATCGATGGCATTCGCCAGCGCGGTATAGTCGGGAGTGCCGCCGCTTGCGCAGAGGCTGATCGAGCCGATGGTTGCCAGCGACTGCTGCAAGGTCTTGCCCCACGGTTTAAACGGGAGGAAGTGAGGGCGCTCGGTCCTGCCGCCGTTGTCGAGGTAATCGACCTTGCCGTTGCGGAACCCGGTCACCGCGAACGGGACACGCGCTTGCTGAAGCATCTTCGTCAGGTGGACCGTGACCTGCTGCGCAACCTGAATGCGGCTGCTGCCACGCTGGTCATCGTTCATCGAGCCAGAGCAGTCGATCAGCACCGACACCGCAGAGGTCTCGGCCTGAATGTGCTGACGGCGGCTGAACACGTTGACCGAGCCAGTCGCGAACTTGGTCAGTGCGCGGCGGTCCAGTCGGCCCGACTCTTCCGACTTGCTCCAGCCGATGAAGTCCAGCGAGTGCAGCAAGCGTTGCAGGTTGGTGCGGGTTGCGCCGACACCCTGCGGGGCGTTGGCGAGGTCAAGGGCGAAGCGTTGTTCGCCGTCTGCTTTGCGGATGGTTGGCATGATGCCTCCTTACACGAGTTCAAAGTTGAGAACGACCGGCTTGCCAACGTGCGGACGGGGACGGTGTTCGTCCGCATCCGACTTGATCTCACCGCACCGGTCATTGATGAAGTCAGTCGGCTCGGGGTTGCGACCGACAGGCTCTTCGCCGCCTTCGCCGTGACCGCCACCCTCACCGGGCTGGTCACTCGGCTGGTCACCGGGTTCGTCGCCGGGTTGATCTCCGGGCTGCGATCCCTGCTCACCCTCACCTTCCCCTTCGCCGTCTGCGTTCGCGTCTCCTGCGCCGTTCTGAGAAGCCTCAGACCCGTTCGCATCCTGCCCCGGCTGATCACCGGGCTGCGACTTGTCACCGGGCTGGTCCTGCTGCTGCTGCTCCTGCTGCTGTTGCTGGAGTTCGTCGCGGCGCTGCTTGAGTCGGGCGTACAGTTCGACGGCGATCTTCGCGATGGTCTTCGTGTCCTGCGCCTTCTTCGCTGCTCTGAGTGCCCAGCGCAGTTCGACCTTGTACGGGGACGCATCGACGATGGAGTCGAAGCAGATCGTGTAGCCGTTTAAACGACGACCCTCGATGGCGAGCATGAACGGGATGTTCTTGAAGTCATCCGGCTCGACGTAGCCGTTCTTGCGCAGCACCTGATTGACGAGGAACTCAAACAGCACCCGAGCATTCGGTGCGTAGCCAGACTTGACGACACACTCTTCGATGCGCGGGTCTTCCAGACCGTTGATCAGGGCCGACACATACGCGCCGTGCTGCTTTCGTGCGTTGTCCCACGGGCGATCCTGCGTGAACCACTTGTGACCGAGTTCGTGCAGGGCGTAGCCGATGAGTTCGTTGAACATGGTCTGCTCGACAGGCTTGGTCTCATCGATGCCGGGGAACATGATGTAAGTCGTGCTGCCCTCGGTCTTGATGCCAGCCGTTGTGCCGGTCCATGCGACAACCAGTTTTTCGAACTCGTTGCCAGTCGCTTTGAACACGCGCTCCAGAGTCGCTTCGACTCCGCGCTTTGCTTCCAGTGCAATCATGATGCCTCCGTTACTTGGTGAGGGCGAGTTTGAATTCGCTCTCGTTGATGTGTGACGTGTAAACGCCGTGCAGTTCGACCGCGCAGTCCGCAGGGAACTTGTTGATGATCGCGTTCTTGAACGCCGTGTTGACAGGCAGACCCTTCTTCACCGACCGCGCCCACGCAAACAGTTGGCGCAGCGAGGGAGGCTGAGTCAGCAGACCTGCACGAGCCTTCTCACGGGCCACGTTCGCGAAGCCGACGATGATCTTCGCAGCGTCGAGCGTGATGCCTGTGCGGTTGACGATCAGGTTGATCTCATCGTCCTGCGGCAGGTAGTCGAAGTACAGGGTGTACGAGAAGCGATCAATGAACGCGCTGTTCTGCTCACGCACCCCTGCGAAGTTGCCGCTGCTGTCGCCGTGCCCGTTGCTGTTGTCGGCGCAGAAGAACGCAACGTGAGACGCGACACCGATGCGCTCACCCGTCTCGCTGATGGTGATGGCGCGGTGCGGAGAGCGTTCGCACAGAGCGTGAAGGGCAGCGAGTGACTGCGCACGAGCGAAGCCGATCTCATCGAGCAGCACGATTGCACCGGGGTGACGGATCGCCTGAGTCACGATGCCAGCCTTCCACACAACCGAGCCGGACTCGATGCTGTTGCCGCCGATGAAGTCGGCACGTTCCAGCGCCTCGTCGAAGTTGATGCGATACAGGCGGCGCTTGAGTCGAGCAGCCACCTGCGTCACGAACTCCGACTTGCCAGTGCCACGCTCACCCGCCAGCCAGACGTTGTCAGGCAGAGGATCGTCGAGCGCGATCAGCGACTGGTGCAGATGCTCGGGGTTGAAGATGTAGTCATCGACCAGAGCCGGGGCATCAGGATCGTTCCACACTGCAACGGGCAGGTCACCGAAGTCCACGTCGAACCCGTAGCGGCAAGCCTCGGGGCCGAAAACGTCACGGGCCGGGATCAGTTCGAAGGACGGCAGCGCGTTGGCAACCTGCTTGATCTGCTGCGGGGTCACCTGCTCACGGAAGGAGTCGAACAGGTTGTTGACCTGCTGCGCGATCTCGTTGCTGATCCGTGCGGGGTCAGGGCGGGTGATCGAGTCCACCCGGGAGACCAGCGACTCGGCGAGGGTCTTGAACTCATCACGGATCGCAGTCGTGTTGGCACGAACGTCACTGCTGATGCGACTGATCTCACGCAGGGCGATCTCGCTGTTCTTCACGGCATCGAGTGCCTTCGCGTTGGACGTGTTGACCTTGTCGCGCAGGTCATCGTCGAGGGCGGCGTTCTTGCCGGTGATGATGGTCTGGGGCTGGACGTTCAGGACCGAGTCCCATTCGACCGTGCCGTTGTCGATCAGGCGGCGCACCTGATCACGGGCAGACCGCTTGTCGTCGAGGGGCACGAGACCCTGCTGCACGAGGACGGTGTTGAGTTGCACGAGCGAGAGCAGTGCGAGTTTTTGTTCGTAGTTCATGGTTTAGCCTCCGATGAAGTGTTACAGGGACAGGGTGTTGCGATCATTCGGGCAGGTAGGTAGCCCTTGGTTCGCCCAATACTGAGACAGGCGAACGGTGTACCCGCAGGACGGGCAGCAAGCCTTGAGCATCCGGGTGCTTTGCTTCTTCCGCACTGCCTCGATGTTTAAACGGGCATGGGGGTAAGCGCCGAGCGACTGGAGCAGGTTGGCGAAGTTCTGCTTGAAGGTGTCACCCGCCACCGTGGCGGTGGGCTTGCCTTCCAGCCAGAGGGAGCGGACGCACTTGGTGAACCGCTTGCCGTGACCGTCACCGTCAGTGGCGGCGTGGGCCAGTTCGTGGACCAGCGTGGCGAACACTTGCAGGGGATCGTCAACGACAGGCGAGATCAGAATCTCGTGGTGGTTGTCGTTCGATGCCGCAGGGGACCAGTGCTCACCGATGAAGGCGTTGTTCGCACGGGCACGGCTGGAGGGGAATCCGCAGGTCACACGAATGCGATCCGGCAGGGCGTAGTTGATCGAGTCGAAGATCGGACGGAGTTCCTCGACGGCGGCGTTGAGCCACTCTTCACGGTTGGTGTGCATTGTTTAAGCCTCCTGAGTTGCATGGTTGGAGCGGATGTCGTTCACCACTGCGTTGAGCAGGGAGAGGGCGTCCGCGCTGGAGTGACCAGCGTTGGTGAGTCGGGTGAGGTAGCGGCTGGCGATGTCCACCAGCATCTGTCCTGCGGGGATCGTCTGCTTGTGCAGATCGGGGATGGCACGAACGTCCTCTGCGAAGCAGGACAGGATGAAAGCGTCAGTGTTGCGGATGGTCATGATTCAAGCCTCCTGAGTTGAACGGTTGGCAGGGGAGATGACACCCTCTGCAATGAGGTGCTGGGCAGTGCGTCCGAACCAGCCTTGCAGTTGCCAGCACAGGCCGGTGTCAACGAGCAGTTGCCAAGCCTCGATGAGTTGCTCCTGCGAGTCGGCCTCGATCCAGCCCTCTGCAATGCCTACAGCGTCGAATGTGTTCATGGTGATAGCCTCCGGTGAGTGATGCGGGATTGCATCCACAAGCACACTCAGCGAATGTGCTTGAAGGGAAATCCCTTGCCGCCCTTATCCACGAGGGCGATGCATGGGGTGAGAGCCTTGCCATCTGTGCGCCGGTCAGGCGCGGTGCGTTGCACTGTGCTTGCTCCCCTGAAGGTGTAGGTGGGTGAGCGTGAGAGGTGCTTGCACCGTGGTAGGTGTCTCACTAGGTGATGAGGGCTGGTTGCTTCCTGTCGGTCCCCTGAGTGTGTAGGTGGGTGACCAGTCGGAAGCCGTGTACCTCACCGGCTGTCCTGCTCGGGCATAGAGTGGTTGCGAGTCACTCATCAAAGCCGTCCAACGAAACGCAAGTTTAAACGGATACAAGCACGAACGCAACCCCCCGTGCAAGCATCGGTCTACAGAGGGGAATCCACGAGGGAGAACCAATCCCGACTAATCCGTGGGGTTGTTCCAAGCCGGGTCCAGATGCCCGAAGGGCGGCAGTCGGATGCGTCAGAGGGAGACCAGAGGGAAGACCGTCAGGGAGTGCAGGGCAGGTGCTTTGGGTAGCCAGAGGGAGTGCTTGGGGATGCCAGAGGCGCGAACAACTCTTGACAGGCCGTGTAAACGAAGCGAAGGTTGGTTGCATGAACCCGAGTGCGAATGAGAGCACGAACGGGTGTTTGAGTGTTGAAAGGGGCACGAATGACCAAGCGAGACAAACTGATCGAACTGCTGGAGAGTGATGCGATCACCGAGGACGATCCTCACGCAAGCACGAACGAGCCGGGGAACCCTGCCGAAGGCGTACAGGCGGCAGTGGCAAAGATACGAGAGAAGAAGACAAAGACAGGCAAGGTGTGGGGAGTTCCCGTAGAACAGAAGGGAAGAAGACTCACGCCTCAGATGCAGTTGTTCGTCAACGCCATCCTGTCAGGGAAGACCAAGGTGGAAGCGTATCGCTCGGCGTACAACTCACGAACAGAGAACGATGCATCGATCATTGCCAATGCGAACAAACTCCTGAAGGATGCGAGGATCACTGCGCTTCTGGGGTCTCTCGATGAGGCGCTCAAAGAAAAGGTGATCGAAGACGCAGTCAAGACCCGTCGATTCGTGATGGAGCGTTTACACGACAGGGTGCTCAACGCCAAGACCGAGTCGGCAGAACTCAAGGCGCTGGAACTCATGGGCAGAGCGGTGGCAATGTTCACTGACAATGTGGACCAGAAGGTCCAGCAGGTGAATGTCCAGCAACTGAAGGACGAACTGCGTGGGCATCTCCGTGTGCTTGAGAGTGTTAAGCAGACTGAGAAACGCAGTGCCTAACCTAGGCAGTGCTGGGGGAGGGGCAGTGCTCATGCAGTGCGTGGCGCTGGGCGCGTGAGTGCAGATCAGAGCGGCGCTGACTGCTCCGTTATGCCGGTGCGATGGGGGCATGGCTCGTTATGTGGGC